CAGAAAATCAAAACAAGAAGCTAGAATTGAATATGAACATTACAGTGTAGAATGTCATAAAGTAAAATCTAGTTTGGGAGATAACTTTAGAGGAATTAGAACTTGGCAAATATTAGTTGAGGATGAATTATATGATAAATTAAGTCAAGAAGAAATTGATTATAGGTTAAAACCCATGATGTATCCATATGGAATTCTCGGAGGAAGAATTGTAAGTGTTCATATCTACAGAAAAGATATTTAAAATATATTTTGTGGAAAGTGTTGACAACTGAATAATAATTTGGTAGTATGGAGATAGGGAAATAATTCCTGTCTCTAAAACTATATTATAGGAGGTTTTATTAATGGTAGATCGTGTGGGTTATTTAGGAACTGTAGATAACAAATTTAAGGTGTGGTTTGATGGAGATCAGTTTATAGCTAAAATTGAAGGTAGAAATTTTTGTATAGATTATGAAGCTATACCAGAAAGTAGAAAACAAAGATTAGCATAGCAACAACTAAATAATAATTAGAAAGGAGAAATATTATGAGTTTTGTTTTAGGGACAATATTCGGTGCTTGTGTAGGTTTTATCACTTTCACTTTAATCTCAGTAAATAATACAAAAATAAACTAGGAGGAATAACTTATGAAAGATCAAATATATAAATTAGAAAACGAGAAATGGATTAAAACAGAAATAGAAGACATTAAAATATATGATATCTTCAAAGTATTTAATTCAGATACTGGAGAATATGAAACTAACGCTGAAAAGGGAATTGTTAATATATGTGTCAGAGGATGTTTTAAGGATGAAGATGGATTATCTACAATTCAAAGTAAACCATCAGAAACTACAATTAAACAATAATTTAGGAGGATTAAATGAAAGTTAAAATTATAGAAGCAAATATGTCATATGTATTTGAAGATAATCTAAATAAGTTTCTTGAAAATGATATTAGCGTCATAGATATTAAATATAGAACATCCGGAAGTCATAATGGAATATCAGTTGCATATAACTACTCAGCAATGGTTTTATATAATGATGTAGTAACTATGGGAGATTTATTTGCAGAATTAGATATAGAGTCTGAAAGACAAAAAATGAAAAGAGAGGTTGATAGGATATGAATAGTAAATTTGTTGATGTAAGCAACATGGTTTCTATAGAAGAGATGCTATCATCTTCAACATATTATATAGCACATTATTATAATCACTGTGTTTATTGTCATCAGGCAGTTAATAACAACAAAGAGGTTATATGGAATGAAATTAGCTATGTACCGTATAGATGTAGTTGTAATAATGCTCAACATGAAATAACACTTAAGGAAAATGTACTATATAAACTCAAAGAAATAGAAGAAATGAATAGACATATTAATATGAATATCATTGACGAAAATACACAGATTGTTTTAGAAGAAATGGAAGAAAAATACAAAACTTTACAGAGGAGGAATATATGAAAGTAGAAAATGTAAAAGTGTACGATTTAGAGGAAAGTATTAAAGCTAGTAAATATCCTATGGCAATTAATACTGATAGTTGCAACTGTGATATTACAGATAGAGTAAAAGGACTTGCATCATCATCTAAAGGTGAGGGACATGATCAATGGTTAACAGGAGTTAGGGTAGCATTTGATTTAACATTTAGTAATAAAGCATGGGTAGAGCTGGAGAGATATAGATTTGTAGAATTTGTTAGTAGTCAGTCTACAATGCATAGAATATCAAAGTTTGACCTAAGTAGTCAATACAATAAATATGTAGATTATATAATGGTTACTAGGATGGAAATACTCAAGGATATATATAATGAAACACAAAATATCGAAGATTATTTAATACTATTATATAGCAATCCAAGTGGATTTGAACTAACAGCTAGATTAACTACAAATTATAGAGCATTGAAAACAGTCTATTCACAGAGAAAAAATCATAGATTACCAGAATGGAGAGAATTTACAAAATGGATTGAAACATTACCTAATTTTGAGGAATTAATATTAAATTAAGAGGAGGATTATATTATGGAAAATGAAATTAATCAAGAGCAAATGGAAGAATTACAATTGAAATTAGAGAATTCGGAGCCAATCCCGGTGTCGATGCACATGTCAAGAAAATCCTTTGAGTTTATTACAAGCTCACTTAGAATACTTGATAAAGAAAAATACAGAATTGAAAATGGAATAGAACTTACGAATAAACATTCTACCTTGTTTGATTTTCAGGCAAGGGTAATTATGAGCGATTCCAGTTCAAAAGTAATCAACCTGAGAGAAGAAATATAATGCAATCTAAAACTAGAATTAATGAAGAACTTGACTCTGCAATTAGATTATCATTAGAAAAGTTTGAACAGAGGTTCCAAGATAGAATAATGGCTAATTATAATAATATGACATTACCATGCACTACAACTTCTCAAAGTTTCTCAAAACATGATTTTGAAGAAGTAGCCAAAATGTTAAAGGAACTTCCTCCAATAGCTACAGAAATGGAAGTATTTCCTTCTGGATATATAAATATGTTTGCAGACTTTAAAAAAGCAATAGATATATCACAACAAGGATATTATCCAGGAATGGGAATTAGAGTAACAGTTATACAAGAGGATAACGAATTAAAAGAAAATCAAACTAGAATTAAATATAATGATGGAACCAGTAAAATAATTGATATATTTTAAGGAGGGTTTATTAATGGACAATAAAGTTGGATTTAGTTATGGCTGCATTGGAGATACATTAGAGGAACAAGCAATAAAACAGGGATTTAAATTAAAAAATCCAGATAAGTTCGAGAAAATAAGACATGCAATTAATATGTGTGGATTTCATGTAGCTACAAGCAGTCAGGTAGATATGATGTTTAAGAAATTAAATAAACAAGTAGTAGAAAATTTAATTAAATAATCTATTAAACCAAGAGATTTAATTGATTAATATGAGGAGGGAAATTATGAGTAAATGTAATAATTTGGAACATGGTTGCTGCACAATAACAAACAATAATAAGTGTTGTATAGAATGTGATATTCTTACAACTTGTGACAGTAAATGTGATATTCTTATGCAAGGTTTATTATATAAAGATGTTAAAAAATGTAAAGACTTTCAAGAATGTAATGAAGGAGACAGTTGTATAAAATATAATATATCAACAAGTATTAGAACTATATATAAAAGCATAAAAATGTTAGACGAAACTTACACAAATACTAAAACTGATATACGAGCAAGGGAAATAGAAAATTATATGGAAAATCTTGCTTCTGAAATAAAACAAATGTCAAATATATGGTGTAACAACAAATAATATTAAAATGTAAATTCTATATGACATAACAAGGATTGCTTTACAACTGAAAGGAGAATTAAATGAATAATTATATATTAAAAATAAACTTTGAATCAAGCAAACATTGTTTTGAATGTCCACTTTGTGATGAATTTGATGCTTGTATAATGCAGAATAATAAGGAATTCGATACAATTAAAAAGCAGATGAATAAATGTCCATTAATTGTGAAAGGAGATAAATATGTTTAAATGGATAAAAAGTAAACTTACAAATAACTTAACAGAAATTCCTTTACTCTGGGTAAATTATAATTCTAAAACTATGGATAAGAAAAATTGTATGGCTCATATTCATCCGGAGTTAACTGATGATAAAATCGTAATCGAATCAATAAATAAGCTGATAGATTATATTAGAGATAATTATGATATGAATAAATTTTAAGGAGGTTTATTGTGGATAAAAATGAACATGTATATTGTACTAATTGTGTACACTTTGATGATAATTTAAAATGTCTTAATGATAATAGTTTATTAACAGGTAAATGTGAAAAGTGTAATTGTAAAGATTGTGACTGTGGAGATTTAGAGGATAGTATGACATTTGAATTTAGACCTAATTATATAAGGGATATCAGAATATTAACAACAACTAAATAATAATTTAAAGGAGGATTAATATGAAATACTATCAAGGTTCTATAGTAGTAAGTGCGATGGGTAAAAGACGTTTAAAGTGTGAGTTGTGCGATAGAGATTGTTTGTCTTTAAAAATAAGAGAAGATAAAGTCAAAATATGTACATCTTGTTGGTTTGCAGATAAAGAAGCAGAAGATTTAAAAGAAAGTGGAAACATATAACAATTAAATAATAATTAGGGGGAATTTATTATCAACAGAGAAATTAAATTTAGGTTTTGGGATATATGTGAAAAGACAATGATTCCGGTTGATTTTGCTGATTTATGTAGTGGCTGTATGTATATTGAATCAAGTTCTTATGTTATGCAATACACAGGAGTACATGATGAAAGTGCAGATGAAAAGGAGATATATGAGGAAGATAAAATTAAATTTATATACGAAAGTACTGAATATGTTGGAATAGTTAAATTTGAAGCAGGTACATTCATTTTGGCTTGTGATGATTTTGTTGATGGATATATACCTTTTTTAGAACTTATTAATAGTGATAGAGATTACTGGTGGATTAAAGGCGAAATCGTAGGCAACATATATGAAAATCCTGAGAGGTTGAGCATATGAATGATGGAAAAGTATTTGAAAATAGTTTTAAGGAAAGTGTACCAAATGACGTCTATTATCTTCGGCTTAAGGATCCAGCATCAAGTTTTGGTGACCAAGGTAATTCCGCATTAAGATTTTCAGTTTCAAATCCTTTTGATGTATTGCTATTCAGTAATCCTTTCTTATTTACTCTAGAGCTTAAGAGTACAAAGGGAACTGCATTTAGTTTCAAAGGTAAAACTCCAATGATAAAGGCAAGTCAGATTAAAGGCCTTACAGAATCATCTAAATTTGAAGGAATAACATCTGGCTTAATTTTTAATATGAGAGAACCTTATAACAGAACATATTTTCTTCATATAAATAACTTTAATGAATTTGTAAAAAGTACAACAAAATCTAGTATTAATGAAAAGGATATTCTTGCTGCTGGAGCTATAGAAATTAGAAGTAAATTAAAAGTAGTTAAATATTCTTATTATATTAGAGAATTTATTAATGAGATAAAAGAATCATTGACTGATTAAAATATAAACAATTGGTAATAATTTCTAATACATATTAATACAATAAACCATAAGGGGTGATTAACATGGCAAAAAAAATTAAACTTAAATTAGTCTGCATAACCAATGATGCAATTACAAAGAGTTTAGAAAAATCATTGATAAATATAATTGCTAATTCAATATATAATAAACCTGAATTTCAAAAACTATTACAGGGAGCTTTAAATCCTAGTAATATATAATATAAAGGAATGTGCATTAATTGCATGTTCTTTTATATTATATATATGATATAATCAACATAGAATGATTTAAATTAATAAGGAACGGTCAGATAAAAAGTCCAAAGGGGATGTGCATACAATGGAGAAGAAATTAGAAAGAATTAAAATAGCTTGCTATATAAGAGTAAGTACAGATAAGGAAGAACAGATTGCAAGTTTAAGTAAACAACATGAATTCTTTGAAGATATAGCTAAGCAACATGATTATGAATTAGTTAAGATTTATGCTGATGAAGGGATATCTGGTAAGCAACTTAAAAATAGAGTTGAGTTTCAACAAATGATTGTGGATGCTCGATTAGGTAAATTCAGTTTGATCTTAGTCAAGGATATCAGTCGTCTAGCAAGGAATACTTTAGATTTTTTGCAAGTTATAAGGAAGCTAAAAAAATATAATTGCGACATCAACTTTGTAAATCAAGGGATGAAATTACAAGAGACTTCAGAAGTTTACTTAACAATTCTTGCATCACTCGCCCAGGAGGAATCGTCTAAATTAAGTGAGAGAGTGAAATTTGGTAAAGATATAACTGCTAAAAAGGGAAGAGTCCCTAACTTTGTATTTGGATATGATAAAGTGGACAACTATACTCTTACTATTAATGAAGAAGAAAAAATTATAGTTGAGAAAATATTCGACTTATTTGTAAATGAAGGCTATGGAAGTGGAAAGATAGCTGGAGTATTAAATGATCTAAAAGTTATTACTAAGAGGACTAAAAAATCACAATGGCACCAGGTCGTTGTATGTCAAATTCTTAGGAATAGATTATATGTAGGTAAAGTTGTAAATAAGCAATCTCAAGTTGTAGATTTTATTACAGGTACTAGAGAATCAATTCCATTGGAAAATCAGATTATAATAGACAGACCTCAATTTAGAATTATAGATGATATTATGTTCAATAGAGCTCAAGATATTCTTGAAGGTAGAAGAGATACGTTTCATATGATGAATAAAAAAGAAAGTACAAAATATCCATTAAGTAACTTGATTCGATGTTCAGAATGTGGATATGCTTTTAGACGTATGCAAAGGAAATATTCTACAGATGGAAAAACATATAAAAGATGGGTTGATAGTTTAAGAAATTCTATGGGAAAAGATGCTTGTTGCAATAAAGTAATTATTGATGAGGAAGAATTAGAAGATTATATAAAATTGCTTATACAACAAATGTTTAAAAATAAAACTAAAATTATCAAAGGGGTTTCCGCTAGACTTAAAGAAATAATTAAAGAAAAAAATAAAGGAACTATAAATAATCAGAAAGATATTCAAGTGGAATTGGATTCACTTATGAAACAAAAACAGAAATATATGGAAATGTTTCAAAATGAGATTATAGAAATGGAAGAATTAAAAGATTATACAAAAGGTATTAATGACCAAATCTCTATACACAAAATTAGTATTCATGCTGTAAATAATGCTAATGAAATAACCTTAAACATAGAAAGTATTGTTAAGAAATATTTTGATAATATGAGTAATATTATTGAAGAAGGAGAATATACTAATGAAGCATTAAAGACACTGATAAAAAGTATAATGATATATCCTGATGGCACAATTGAAGTATCTTTAGTTATTAGTAATGAACATAATTTAAACCTAATATTACCTTTAGAACAGATTGATATTCCGTTAGAAAATACCGTTCCAAATACTAATGACAATACACACTGTACTTATAAAAAGGAACGGTTTAAAGTTGTTTTTCAAGTTGAAGGAATTTCCGATAAAGGTTGATGTAGTAAGGGTTATAGAGTTTGAATTAAAAATGTAAAAAATAAGGATAATATATTCTCGAATTAACGAGTTTATATTATCCTTAAAACTGTAACTTTAAATTATCATATTAGAAACTATAAATAACTATTTATCTTTTCATTATCACATTCTAATAATCCAAATAACTTTAAAGTTTCTGTTTCTAAATCTTTTCCAGTAGCATAGTATTCTGGGTTAATATAAATTGCTTTCTTATGCACATGTTGCACTCTTTTGATTAAATTAAATTCCTCTAGAGATTTTAAAACACTAATAATACTTCTTTCAGTTAATCCTATTAATGGTTCCAATTCTTTTACAGATGGAATATTATCATTTATCACTACACAATTAGTTGGATATTGTATGTAATCTCTTAGAACATAAAACACCAATTTTTCGTTACTATTTAATTTCATATTCCTTAGTTTTTCAATCTTATCTCTGAAAACTAAATTACAATTCATATGAGATTCAACATATCCTATATTTGGTCTATTGGCTTCCACTGATATATTATAGCCAATGTTTCCATCAAAACATTTAGTTTTATTTATCCATTTCTGTTCTATTAATTTTAGTGAATCCTCATCTAAAACTAATTCCAATATTTGAAAATTAAAATTCTTTTCAGTATATTTATTCCAAGCAAATTGTAAATGTTTATTAGTATGTTTATTCTTTTTTAAGTCACTTGTATGTTGTTTCCACCTTTTAGGAATATCTATGCTACTACCTATATAAAATTTATTATTCACCATATTTGTTATCTGATAAATCCCCATTATATTATTCATTATTAACTCCTCCTACTATATTAATTTGCGAACGTGTATGATTTACCGCACCTTCTATTATTTAAACCCTTGTAAATCCACAGTTGTTTAAACATTGAAGGTGCAATCTACCGCACACCTAATCTTCCTTAAACGTTGGTAACTATACATTCTTACATCAAACATCTTAATACTCTATACACTTTCTTTTACCTACTTTTTGTACTCATATCCGATTATCTTAAAGAATTCAGATATAGCTTTATAGATTTTAACTCCTTTAAACATTAAGTTAGGATTAATTAGGAAATAAGTGTTCCTTTCATGCCAAATTCTAATAAGACATTTCTTATACTCAAGAGTTTTAATATATTGAGAAACCGTACTTCTACCTAGTTCTAACTCCTCACAAAGTCTCTTTTGATTAAGAGGTTTACCTTCAGAATCTACTAATAAATTCTCTTCCCATAATAAGTAAGGTGATAATGAGTATAAAAAAAGAACCTCTGGTTTAGTCAAACCATAAAGTTCAGTAGCACTTAATATTTCATTGTAGAATATTTTTATAAACTCATTCTTCTTTGCCCGATTCTGTTTCCATTTCACCTTTGTCGTATCTTGTACAAACGTATTAATGTTATAATTCTCTAAATTGTTTTCCTTCTTTAGTTTTGATATTGTTTCACATATTAATATCTGAGCTGCAAACTCAGAACTGACTTCACTATTAACCTCGATTAACTGACTTAAAACTGTCAATTGTTCTCTTCTTATTGCCTCGTCTACCATATTAAATTGCCTCCTACTATATTAAGTTGTTACTTTTTTTTAGCTCTGTTTAATGAATTATATATAAGAAAATATCCATTGAACCTATCGTCTCTATCAAATACCCAATATGTCATGTTGTCTAATGGATCAACATCTACCCATGTATATTTAAGACCATTTTTTACCAAGTAATTTTTTAACCTTACTGATTTACATTCAAAGTTTTCCATATGAAGAACCTCCTACTATTTTTAATGTTTATTGATTTACCTTAATTCCTTTTTATTTCCGGACATAATAAAAAGAGATAAGCCTAAACCTATCTCTTGAGTTGATATAAAATTTGAAATTTATTGGATAATAACACATATAAATGTATAGATATACAAGTCATATGTGTTATTATATTTGATTTTGTTAAATAGAGTTACTTACACCTATTTTCCTATGATGAAGCAACTAACCTACTACACCACTAATTTTATACCATGCCGACCATGTATTAGTATCTGTATTACCTCGTCTGTAATAATTATTTGTTAATGTGGTAATATCGGCACTATTGTATCTAGGGTAATACATTTGTGTAATAAATCCTCTAAAAGAGGTATCACTACTTAATTTATGAGTGACTAAAATACCTTGGTTAAACCCTGTTGGTAATCCAACAGCGCCAAAATTAACAATAGAATTTGATTGACCTACAGAAAAGCTATCAGGCAATTTTGAAACATCATAGGTTTCAATTATATATTGGTTAACTACAATAATGGATTCTGCTATAACTTCATTATTTATTGCCTTTTCCTTTTTAAAAACAACACCTTGTATCTGTAAATTTGTGCTTGAAGATAATGGGTTTTTAGCAATACATACAATATCTACAATATGATGACCTTTTGCAATACTAAATGTCGTTATTTTTCTAAGTTCTAAAACTGTACTATAGCAATCAACTGTGCCTATTTCTATATTATCAACAACAACTTTAAATGTCCCTATTGATGGAGCAGTTGCATATACAATACTTAATTCACTACCTATATATTCAAATTGTATTCTTGTATCTACCCATGCAAACGACAAAACTTTGTTATTCATATATTGTGTGCCTGTTATAATTTCCCCACCACTATTTTTAAGCCTAAATCCACCATCTGCACATAAAGTTATAAAATTATTTAATGGTCTTTGAACATTTGTTGTAGGTATAAAAAAAGGTTTTAGTTTTTGGAACATATATTCATGTCCATTTTGATTAGGATGTACATGGTCAAACATTAATGTATTTTGGTCTGCAATTACACCACTTAATATATCTGCTTTCATAGTTTCAAACATATCAAAATAACCTAAATTATACTTTTTAGAAATACCTAAAACTACATTATTATAAGGTGGTTGCAAAGCATTATAATCGACATTCATCATATAACTTGGAGTTCTAATTATTACATCACAATCGCATGAAGAAATTAATTCTAGTATAAAACCATTATAAGCTTCAATATATTCATTTAGAGTTGTTTTATTTGTTCCATTACAATCATTTATTCCACTACAAATAACAACTAAATCGGGATTTCTTGCAACTATATCTGCGTATATTCTTCTCCACATCATGTGGATATTTTCACCACTAATACCCATATTAATTACATTTACATTAGCAGGGTTATAAATTGATTTAAGCCATGTATCTATTTTGCCAACAACATTAGGTAAATAGTTAGTTGTTTCGTTTATTTCCGTTGTACTATCACCTATAAATATAACTTTTGCTGATTGATTATTTTGTAATTTTGCAATAAATTTACTTGCATGGAATGACGTCTTATCAGCCAATTGCGACTTAACTTTATTTATTTTTGAATTTAAAATCATATCCATTTAATTCACCTCCATTATATTAATATCCATGTCGTTCCATCAAACAGGTAAGCATTTTTTGAACCATCTGTTTCGAGAAAAGTTGAACCAGCTTTGTATATTGTAGGCTTTACATCTGTAGATAATCCGAGTAATTCTGCCTTTGACCAATTTGCATCAAATCCAATCATTGTTACTGCCATTATTTATTCCTCCTTGAGATTTATTTTTTATATAATAAAAGAGACTAGAATAAACTAATCTCTTAAATGGTTCTTATAAATTGTAACTTTTATAGTACTTTAGTTCTTTTCTGGTACAACACCAAACTCAACATTTGGAGCTATTTCAGAAGGGGATACCTCTACCCTAGTATTTGTATCAACTTGAGGTAATAGTGGTTCTACGGCTTCGCTAGAAGGCTGTGGGGATACTATAACAGTAGATTCTACAGGATTAACATTAACTACAACTGGACTTTTACTTTCCACAACTGTAGTAGTAGTTTTATCTGCAATAGTTGGAGAATCTGAAATAACTACTTGAGTAATTACTGTAGGTTTTAATGCTAAAATTTGTGTATTTATAGTGTCGGTAATATATTTTTGAATATCGTTAATTTCAAGTTTTAATACATTTATGGTAGGTTCAGTAAGTTGAGCATAAACGGTAGAAGCTACATTTCTTCCTATTTCTAATAAGTCTTCTCTAGAGGCATTTCCTTCTGATATTTGTGCTTTTAAATCAGCTACAATTGCCTGTTGCGCAGAGTTTACACCTTTGAGTACAAGATCATTTATTCTATCTAAAGCACTTCCTAAAAGAGCTCTAGCAACCTCATCTTTAATTTTGTTTTTTTCTATGTCCATTTTAGCTTTTGCCTTATACACAAAGAAAGTTAGATATGCTAATGCAAGCCCACCTAATAAAGTAACTGCTTGATTTAAAAAAGTTTGAATTGTTTGATTTAAATCCATTAATACATTCCTCCTAAAATTTTATTTTGCTAACATACTTGCAATTGATTTTATAAGACTAAATGAAGAACCAACTATATAAGATATAATTAACATACCTGCACCTATTTTCCACGCCATACTCATTTGTTTCCAACTATTGTGAGGAGCATCTTTAAGAGTTTGAATGGCTTCCATTGTAGCTTTTTGGTTCTCCTTTGCATCTTTTGCTACTATTGCTATTGTTTCTCTAGTTTCTTTGGCCATGGTATTTTGTGATTCTCTTATTTGGTTGATGTAAATACGTGTTTCTGTATTACTATCTCTCATTGATAACATAGCAATACCTTGTTCTTTTGCATTTATTTTTATATCGACTATATCACCTTTAATATGATCAACTTCCGTTTTTAAGCTTCCAATAGTTTGTTCCGACATTATTATTACCTCCTGCTTTTATTTTTACGTCTTATATTGGAGGATATATAAAGTGTTATATAGTCCTTCGTAATTTTAATTTGTTATAGCCTATAAGGAATATTATGTCATCTTATAGGCTATTTGATTAGATTAGACTACCAATACCACCACCACATTTTCTCAGGTCAACTCCCGTCTCAACATTATTATTTATATAATAAAAACACCTACTAATTAATAGGCGCCAATTGTTGATTATTGTTTTCAAATCCAATCCATTCATATATTTTATTTAATCTTTCCTCATCATAAAAGGTTTGTGATTTATACCATAATTCCATGTCTGAATTATTTTTACTTGAGTTAACACATTTTTCGCATGGAATTATATTCTCTCTAACATAACATCCATTTTTACTCAATGGTATAATGTGATCTTGACTAATGATTTTCATGTCTAGACCAGTGTAAGCATCTTTGCAATTAAAAAAATCTAAACAATCCTTCCATTCTTCAATCGTTAATGTTGATAAAAGTAATTTTTTCCTCGTTCTTCTGCGTTGAGAAATAACATTGCATTTATCTCTATTATCTTTTTTATATTGTGATATTTTATCTTTATTTTTCTCTCTATATTTTCTAGAAGATTCTTTTGTTTTTATGCATTTTTCAGGGTGTTCTTTTCTATATTTTTTATCACGTACTTTAAATTTGATCTTATTTTTCTTATTATATTTTCTAACTTCTTCTCTTCTCTCTTCTTTATCACTGTAGATTTTATTTTTAACTTTTATAATATCTTTATTGCCTTCTTTATATTTTTTATTTCTTAATTTAATCTCGTCCCAATTTTCTTCTTTATATTTTATAGCTTCTAATTTAAGACATTTTTTACAGGCACATTTAAGCCCGTCTTTATTCTTTTTACTTTTACCGAATTTATCTAGTGTCAATTCTTTTTTACATTTACTACATTTCTTAGTTTCCATTATTATTTAATCATCCTCCGATATTTTCTGATTAAATGGGAAAAGAGCTGTGTATCGGCACAACCCTTTTAATTACTGAAAATAGACTTCGAACCCTATTTTTCAAACCACAATATTTTTTGCACAATAATAAAGGCAGAGAATTAATCCCTACCTTGTAAAGTGTTATTTCATTTTATTTATTCTGTAAAGGCATCATCCGCATCATCTGTGTCTTCTCTAATAACATAAATTTTTGTAGTTTCTACAGATTTATGTCCAAGAAGTTTCTGTGCAGTTTCTAAAGTTTTACCTGAGTGCAATACTAAATTTGTAGCCCTTGATTCTCTAAAAAGGTGAGGATGTACTCTTCTGCCCACTATTAAAGTGAATAATTTCTTGCACCAATAATTAAAGTTTTCAGGTTGTCTTGCATGAACTCCATCTTTATCTTTACAAACAAACATAAATTCACAATCATCTTCTCCACGAACCTCTAACCATTTCTTTAGTGCTTCCATAGCCTCTTCAGAGAATTGTAATTTTCTAACAACACCAAGAGCACCATGTCCCTTACAACGAATATTATGGGTTCTATAAGAGGACACTTCTATACTAGTTTCTTTACCATCTTCGTCTTTTACTTTTACTGTTGATTTTTTAGGAATATAATTTGCAACTTCTTTTAAAAGTAATGAGCTCTCCGTACGCCTACATCCTGTAGAATAGGTAAATTTAAGATATGCAAGTTTTTCCCATTCTTCCATTTCCTCTAATTTATCACATAGGAAAGTGTATTCAGTAGGAGTCAATGGTACTTTTTTATTTACTTCTCCTAATGATGGTACTTTAATTCCTTTGTTAACAAAATTTCTAAATGTAGGATACTGTTTCTGATAATAAAGCATAATGTAATTATTTAATGTACTTACAGATGATCTTTTAAATCTAATAGCACTTTCACCTAATCCACTGTTATATAACCAACTCTGATATTTTTTATAGTCTATACTTTCAACTGTTGGTAATGGTTTGTTATCACAATATTCTCTAATATAATTTATCCAAATACGTAAAGATGAACGATATTGTGGCTTAGTTTTTGGAGATAATTCGTCACTATTATCTATGAACTCTTCAACTATTTTCTTATTGTATTCATTACACAATTGGTACATTTCCTCTGTTAAATTGGTTAATTTTTTAGCCATATTTTTATCGTCTCCTTAATTTTACGCATAATAAAAAAGCACTAATAATAATGCTTTACAATGTTATTTAATCTATGTTAAACTATAGTATGGAGAACTCAATATTCTCCTATTACATTTATTAACAGAAAGGACTACTTTTAATATATCCTTTCTGTTAATATCTGAGGAAATCCTCAGTAGTTATTTATTTCTTACATATCTTATTTATCAATTGGAATGCTATTTCTGTTTTATTCCCATAAATTCCATCCTCAGATAAAGGTGAACCTGTCTGGGTAACGAAATTGAACCAACACTGAAAATCTTTGCAATATTTGTACTTTTTACTTTGCTTAACATATCCTAAAAAAGTGTCTAATGCAGTTTGGGTATTATTACCATAAGTTCCATCACAAACTAATTGATTTTTAGATTGTGTCGATAAATTATAGAAGCGTTGGAACTCCAAAACGTAGTTTACCTTAGAATTGGGTTTTGGTGGAGATGTAACAATTATATTATTTGTAGTTAGTTTATTTTTAAAATCATACCATTGGCTCCAATTATTATCACTAAATGAACCGGGACATCGCTTAAAACTGGCATCATAGTGACGTTTAACATTTTCAATTGGTATATTTAATTCTTTCATAAGATATTTAATTAAATCTACCGTATTTCCTATTGTTTTTGTAGATGGTTTCATATTAAATTCAAGACACATTTCTACGGAAACAGAATTTGAATTGGTTATTCCTCTACTCCCATGTCCATCACCAACAGCCCATGAATTTCTAGTATGGTAATCCATCGTTTGAATAATATTATTTGAATCTGTAAAGAAATCGGCAGATGCATTTTTATTTCCACTAGCAAGATAATCTCTATTATTTTTTGCAGACGAAGAAGCTCCGACATCATGTAAAATAATATACTTAATAGCTGTATTTCTAATTGAATAATTGTAATCTATAAACAGTTTTTGTATTGCTAACATATTATCCTTCCTCCCAATTTATTATTTAAATATTCAAGAATTTTTATTTCACGTTCTCTGTTATAAAATTTATATGAAGGATACCAATCTGAAAAATCTTTATCATTTTTTGAGCAGTTACAAGATTTACAAGATGGGAGCATATTTTCATCTACATATCCTCCACCTTTAGAAACACTAATAAAATGTTCTTGTTGTAGAGGTAATTCTTCTCCACAATAACAACACTTACTATCAAAATAATGTTTTGTTGATTCCCATTCTTCTATTGTAAAAGTAGACAATAACAATAATTTTTTTGCCCTTCTACGTTGTGAAATAGCATTGATTAAATCTTTGTTGGCTTTTCTATATATTCTTTTGTTTATGGTAATCTTCTCTTTGTTTCTTTCGTTATATTTTTTGTGCCATTCAAATACTTTATCTTTATTGTCGGATCTCCATTTTCTTTGACGGATTAAGCTTTCCTCCTTGTGATTATCTCTATATATTTTACCTCGTACTTTTTCTTTTTCTACATTATTTATTCGATATTCTTTACCTAACTCCAAACATTTGTCGTGATTTTCTTCTCTATATGCTTTATGTGTTTCTGATATTTTATCTACATTTTCTTCATAATATCCCTTCATGCGATTCGATATCTGTTCCTTATGTGTATCTCTATATGCTCTGCCTCGTTCTGATATTTTCTCAGGATTTTCTAATCTGTATTCTTTTGTTTGTTTACTAATATGTTCCTTGTTTTTCTCATAATATTCTTTTCTCTTTTCTTGAATAAGTTCTTTATTGTCAATTACATATTGTTTTTTATTTTCTTTTTCGCAAGGTTTACAATAAGAACTCACACCATATTTATGTCCTTTTGCCTTGTAAAAGTTATCAAGCGTTAAATTTTCCTTACATTTGCTACAAATTTTTGTCTCTTCCATTTGTGTTTCCTCCTATTTTTTTTACATAACAAAAAGGCCTGGCAAGTAGTTATCCTGCAAAGGCCTTCTATATATAATTAAGGAGGCATTTATTCCATGCAATTCCTTAGTATTAAATTATTATTTAATTCTTACTTATAAAACCTGTGTTTTATATGATTATATTTTATGCTTCCTTATTTCATTTTGTTTTAAAAAAGGGCAATAAAAAAGCACTATTTCTAGTACATAAAGTATTACCCTTTTTAATTAAGGAATTGGAACTATTAAATTACCGAATCCATCAACTATTAGCATTGCATCAACATCTGCTTTTAATGGAGTATATCTTGGTATTGAAAAAACTGCTAGGTAGTCTAATTTCCCTAATTCTATTCTTTGTGCTAAATATAAAGCCATATCATTCACCTCCTCTCACATCCTTTCTAAAAGTTCATTATGATGAAGTCTATTGCACCAGCATTTGTTGCAACATCTTCTTTTAATTTTATATTATCTGCTTTTAATACTACATTTTCACTTTTAAGTGCTTCAATAATATCTGATTGACTTACCTTAAACACAGGATATTGGAATAATACCTCATTTGTGTTTATATCTATCATAAAGGTTGTTGCCATTTCAAAATTATTTTCATATTGCATATAATCTAATTGTTTAACACCAACTTGACTTGGATTTCTTCCGTTTAACACATCAAACATGATAAAGTCTTGCTCTTTTGTGGTATTGACTGCATTTTCACTATGTTTTTGTGGAATCATTAAAATTGTAGTTCCTGTTGTTAATTCATAATATATTTTTTTCCCTATCATTGTAACGCCTCCATTTTTATTAACTAATACATAAAATGCTTAAGTTAATTGTATTTGATGGCACTGTATTACCACCATTACTACAACTTATATTAAATGTTGCGGTAAAACCGTCACTATTAGCAACAAAATTTGTTATAGATATAGTCCAACTAATTGTTGTATAATAATAAACTAAATCTTTATTAGGCGATAAATAACCACCGTTTAATGAATAATCAGTAGTATATAAATAATATCTATTAGTAGTATTAATAAATATTTGTGAGGGTTGAAAACCAACTCCACTAACGGTAAAACCTACCGAAGTTGAACCTGAACCAGTAGGTACAGTAATGGTAGTAGTTTTTGTTATTGTTTTCTTTTCAACTACATTTCCAATAATTCCATCAATATTAATACTATTTTTTATATTACTTGCTATTAAATTACTTAAATTTTTAGTGCCTGTTACAATTCCATTATCAGTTCCAATAGTTTTACCAAGCACTACATCACTACTTATGGCTGTTCCGTAATCACCTCCCTCACCCAATAATTGAAAATTTGTGCCATCATAAAAGAAGGTATATACACCAATTTTTAAAGTTGCATCTAACCCTCCTGCCTTTTTTATTCCTTTTGTACTTCCAATAGAAGATATATTCAAGGTTGCTACTCCTGTTGAATTTGCGTTGATTTTAACGGTAAATTTCTGATTAGCAACAATAGTCTCAGTGCTTGTAATACTATAAGCATTTCCGATATTTGTAGTTGTTCCTAGATGTGGTATTGCCTTTGTGTTATCTGCCAAATGAGCAACTAAATCAACATTCTCTGCTTTTGCATTAAACTCGCTCGCGGTTATATTGCAAGATGCAAAAAGAGTTTGAAATAATATTACCAATCCATTTTCACCAGTAGTTGAGCTATATGATAACCCACTACTAGCACTTGTAAAACTTAAATTCCCTGTAGTAGTAAGAGGGGATTCTTTATATGATAAACCATCATATCTAATTTTTTCAGAAGCATATAAAGAATTAAAATCTACTTTTGTACTCAAATTAAGCACTTCCTTTCATTAATTTAATTATTATTTAATTGTTATATTAAACGAATTTAAATATATATCCTTTATATTGTTTCCCTTCGCTGTTGCATGCTTTTGTTATACTACAAATACGCAACAGAACACCAAATAATCTCTCTGACTCTCTTCCTAATTTGCTACAACTTTCAAAGATTCCAAGTGATACCTGATTTTTAAATATCTCTACTTTTTTGCAACCCTTGTGATTCCGTTTATATATTTCTTCTTCGACATCGTAGTTACACCATCCGATATCGTTTCCTTGTTTTAAATAATTTCTAATTGTTGCAGTGTGCAATTTCATAATGATACCAATTTGATACGTTGATAAATCGTTATTATTTTTCTTATAGCCACAAGCGGTTTTAACAAAATTATTCAATGTAAATTTTATACATTTGTCCCAATCAATTTTATTTAAATCAAATAAATGGGACAATGAACTAATTAATATATTGTTTTTTATATATTTTAATTCAGAAATATTTGAATTAATTCTTATGACTTCTATATCATGTATATTTGCTGTTTTATCTTTATAATCATCTATTTCTTTAGATTTTTCTTTAGTTTGCCCACTCATATTGTTATCTTTAAAATGAAAACCCCCATCCATTTCTACTATATATTTTTTATTATTTAGTTCAAAATAAAAGTCGTATCTCATAGGTTTTATCCAATCAGGATTATATTCTGTTTCAAAAAGTATATTCAATTGTTCTAAAATTGAAAACATAAATTTGAAAGGATATGACTGCCCATCACTGCAAGAACATCCAAGTGAATGGTTACTATAAATTTGGCTAATACAAATTTCTTTTCCTTTAATCCTACTACAATCAGGACATATTGATATTATTTTTTTACTACTTTGACATGTATATAATTTTGCCTCATCATACCCACCTTGAAAATATGGTATCATCCATGATGCTGTTGTTGGTATATCATTAATGCCTTCAACGGTAGTTTGATTTGCACAACATGAGCATCCCTTTCCCTTTATTAAATTAGATTCTTCCATCCATCCTCCAGTCCAACCACATTTATGACAGGTGTACTTATACCATTTCCAATTACAGTTGTTTTTATCTTTTCTATATTCTCTATCCATAATTGATAAGTCTCTTTTACTATCTTTAAATTTTGTTCCTATATCTATTTTAAATTTATTTGTTTTTAAACATAGTAAACCACCTAGCCTACAATTTTTTAAATTACCTGCACTTATTTTAAAGATATCGTTCTCTAAATATTTGATAAACAAATATTGCGTTTGGCTTTCATAATCAATAATTTCAAATTCGCCTTTTATATCATCATATGCGAACTTGATTTTACATCCTACACTTTTTATCCAATTAATATTTTTATCATTATATCCATTTTGCTTTGGTAAACTCTCTAAAAATACCTTCCTCACTATATAAACCTCCATATTTTCACATAATAGAAAAACACCTACTACATAGTAAGTGTTTTAAGTTTTTACTTATTATTTAACTGAATTTTACGCAAATCCAACAATTAGTGAGATTGCCAGTAGGAGAGTGAACATAAATATTACTATTTATTAATAGAGTTTGTCCGCTTTTATTTAAAATCCCCGGAAGTACAGTTACATCATCTCCAGCAATTTTAATATCTGCTGTTTTGTTATCTGAACTTACTGCAACCACTGTGCCAGGCCATTCTTTGACTACTTGTTCTTTACTTTTTTCTTTTTTTATTATATCTCTTATTTGAGATATTAAGAATTCAGAAAAATCCTTATCGTTAATATTCAAATTACATCACTTCCTTAAAATACTATATCTTTACTCTTGACACATGAAATTGACATATTCCCTTGGTTTTCTAATTGTAATGTTATGCTTTGAGTTAGAAATCTTTCCTCGTTTAATTTTAATGAATAATCTGTTAAAGTAATAACTTGGTCGACATCTAAATGAAACATAGGCATTGCATTAATACTAATTGATGTTTGTAATGCTACTACTCTTTTTAATTCATACTCTGCTCTCTGTTGTGCAAGTGAATTTGTAGTAATATTATCATCTACAATTGGTGTTTTAGGTTTACTCCCTATTAATTGAACCCTTGTACCACTTTGTAAATTATTGTTTATTGCAGTACCAGTTGCGATACTTCCATTTATATTAGAGCCTATAACAACTATAGTATTACAAACATCTTTAAATTTATAAGTGTTGGTAGCACCTAAATAATGAAAATTATCTGTTGAATAATCCCATTGACTTCCTTTTATTGTATCTTCAACATCTTTTTCAAATACGAGGTTGCCTAATTCATTATAGTAAACATTACAAGATAAAATTTGTGCAAATTCTATTAAAACTTCACCATATGTTGAACTTCCTATATCTTTACGAACTGTATATGGAGTTATTTCTGATGTAAAATTGTTACATAAAATAGGAGGTAACTTATCATTATTTAATGCTAAAATACCTCTAATAGTTGTATATATATTTGAACCTAATGGTGCTTGATAAATACTTGTAAAATTACCGCCCATATCTCCCGATAATAAACTAAATTTGTCTGAACCATTCAATGTTAAATATGATTCACTAAAATTGCTTATAGCTTCAGGATCTGATATTACAAAAATCCCTTGTGAGAAAAAGTAATCCTCATCTTTATTTATTGCAATTCCCAACGATAGTCTAAATTTTCTATTTATCCATATATTACTATCTTCACTAGGAATATATTGACCGTTGATATTTTTTAACTTAATTGAAACACTTCGTCTTATTCCGTTTTGACGAGTTATTGAAAGTGAACCACTTAAAATATCCGCTGTAAATTCTGAAGACACACTCTCATCTTCAGATCTCAACCATTCAACCTTACATCTTTTTTTATATTTTCCTGTCTTTATTTTATCTATATAGTCTTGAAATGTAGACATATCTATATCGCCCCACATTCTTCAATGTCAAAAGTTATTTGATATGGTTGAATATTTAACTCGTCTGTGTATTTATATTTAAAATTTGTAGTCGTAACTTTTAACATTTGTCCACTTCTAAATTTGAATAGCTTTTCTTTACCATTGTTTATAAACGTCCTTAAATCATCAATATAGTTAATGTCGCTTTTAAATACATCATCTATTTCTGATAATCCAGCATAAGCAGTAACACTAGTTTTTAAGAAGTCTCTATTTCCCCAAGTAACACCATTATATTTTGTATAATTTGGATAACTAGTTCTGTCTATTTCATTTGTTACATCAGAAGTTGTTAAATTTAAATCAAACATATAAACTTCGTTAGTATCCCCATCAATTAAATAAACACCATAAAAATCAGCTAATATATTTGCTGTTTCCAAAGGTTCTCCTATTTGAGTATTAGTTTGTGGAAAAATATCATAGATATATGTTTTGTTGGCTTGTGCAGTATAATCCATATACTGTGTCGTTCCTACATCTATAATAGCTAAGTTTTTAGATATTTCTTCATCTATGGCTTTTCTATAAATACCCCAATTAGTAATTGCAGAATCTAAACTTACAACATTTCCTGCCTGTAAATTTGACTGATTAAACTGTGATAACATTATTGTATAACCATCCCAAGAGGGAACATCATTAATTACTAAAGATTGGACTTCGGTATCCGAATAAAGCCTATTTTGAACATGTATATCATCTATAATATTGTTTCCATAAAATGTTATTTTGTTATAAACAGAAGCAACCGGTAATGGCTGTGTATAATTAAGAAAACTTTTTCCTAGGAATACTCCACTTAATAGCATTTTAATATTACCTCCCTTCTCTTACATTCCAATCCGAATACCGTTTACTAATATATCTGTTGGTCTTATATCTACATAAATTGGTATAGTTGGTAATGTAGTTGCTAATCCATATATAATTATTCCTTTGTTATTAAAATAAAAATGTGTACCATCATATCCAATTTGATAATCATTATTTCCCAATGAACAAAACACCCCTATAAATCCTACTGAAAATAGAATTTTAAACTTTGCATTAAATTTTAGAGGAATATTTATTGAATAACTTATATTACTTGTGCTATCTAACTGCAATGCCTTATTATTGTTCCTTATGATATTATTTGCATATGAATAAGTTCCATTTGGAGTTCCTACTATTTGAATTGCTTGTCCCCAAACTAATTGTATTGCACTTAAATCTTTGAATACACTTGCATTAGGAATTATATTAAGATTTGGCAACGAATAACTTACAGTAAATGTTTTCTTACCAGTAGTTGAAATTATATCATTTTGGTCTACAACTATACATTCAATAGAATAAGTAGAACCGTTTAAAAATCCATTAAATACATAAGTCAGATTAGCTGAAAATATATAACCACTATCCTTTAATACAGAAATATTACTTGAATCATATAGTACAAATTTAAATTTCTTAATCGCAATACTTTGCGGATGAGAATATGTGGCAATTGGAGTATAGGTTTGAGAATTAATTGTTACCGGAATTGCCATTGAAACTGTTGATATTCCATAAGATTTAAAAAATACTTCTCCTGTTGTAGTACTATTATTTGCATTGTCAAAGACTGTTAAAACCCATTTGCAATTTTGATTAGCAGTAATTGTATTTGCAGGAAGAGTTATATTTAAAATACTTTTATCATATAAAGGAGCTCCTAATGTAATTTTTGTACTATCATATAATAATGTTCCAGAATCATTATTATAAATATAAATGCGATAAGCTGTTATAATAGAACCATTCATAACAGCAGAAAATATATTAGATATTGTAGGATTTATTGTACTATTTTTAGGAATCATATTGGTGCTTAAATATATCAAAGGCTTTACCTCACTTTCTTTCATAGTAAAAAGAAGAGATATTAATTATCTCTTCTTTAGTTATTGAATTAGACTAAAGCAACTTTTGTTTTAAAACTACTTATAAATTCATCTACATTATTTGCCACCACTTTATCAATATGATAATTATGAATAATTGGTGCAACCACAGATTGATTATTATGACCAGATGTATTGCTCATATTTATTTTGTCCATAATATTTTCCATAGAAATTAAAGCAGAGGGAAGATAAGATACAAGTTGTCCGAAATCTTGAGTTTGAGTTGATGATAATACTCTTTCTTTTGTATCTACCATAGCTAATCTATTACCACTAAATGAACCTACTTCTCCACCACTTGCAAATTTAGGAACAACCCCTTTGCCTGATAATATCTTTTCATTAAGTAATAATGTAGCAGCCCTATCAGAGCCTGTAGCCCCTCCACCTTTAGACACTGTAATATTAACTCCACTACCATACTTTGCTTGTAGCATTGCTTTATCAACCTCTGTGTTTACTGTAATAGAAGCTGAGTTACCAACTCCTGTAGTTCCTTTTACAGTGGAAGATAAAGTACCATTTGCTTGTGATAATAGGAGAGAATCTTGTAATGATTTAGCAGAATCTACATCTGTTGTAAGTTGTTTTATTATTTCAACCCAATTATCTCCATACGTTTTCTTTAATAATTTTAATGAAGTATCCGCAAGGAGATTCATATCTGCATAATGGAGAGTTAGAAGATTAGTTTCTATAAGTTGATCTTTTTCAAGTGTTACAAGTTTTTCAGAATATGCTAAATCTTTTGCAGTTTTTTCATCTGCTAGTGATTTTTTTAACGCATTAAGAGAATCAGTTTGATGTTTTAGTGCTATAGATTTCTCAAAATCTGCATTAGATTTAACTTGGTCATTTAAGGCTTTTTGTGCGGATTCAATTGCTTTAGGATCTGCAATATATTCTTTTGTAAATTTCCCATCTGCACCTTGTTTTATTTGCATAACATTTTTTTCTTTTAGTGTATTTTGTAATGCAGTTTGTTTTTCTATTAAGTCATTCTGATTTTTTAATCTATCTTCAATTTCTTTATTAATATCATTTACAGTATTTAGATTGTCAATTTGTGTCTGAATTGCATCTTGTTGTTTTTGATTTTCTTTATCATAAATTTTAATTGAATCTTCTGCTGATTTCATTGCAAGTTTCTTTTCGTTTAATGCTAATGTATCATTTCTATTAGCACCAGTTTCACCAGCACCTGCTTTAACAGTTATGTCTAAATCCGAGTATTTCTTTTGTAACATTTCTTTGTCAATTTCTGTATTTACAGTGATAGTTTTACTTGGTACTCCACCATAAATTGAAGATGCTAATTTGTTTTTCTCATTGTCTTGTTGCTGTTTTAAGGCTATTTCATCGCTAACTCTTCTAGATTCTAAAAGCGAAGTTACTCTCTCTTTTGCTTGAGTTTTAAGTGCAAGAGTTGTGTCTAATTCCATTTTTAATAATTTAGATTTCAAGATAATCATTTCTTGTAATTGTGCTTTTGTATATTTACCACTTTTTAATCCATCTTCTACAAGTTTGATTTCTTGTTTTTTAATGTCTAATTCTTTATTGA